TTGTGATATGAATATCATTAAACAAAGTTCCAAATAAAGTTACATATTTTCTTATAGTGCTAAAATAAAATGTATGTCCAAACATTAAAATATTCCGTTTTCAGAGAATGGATCTTTTTCAGTGAAATCTAAGAAATCATCTGTTTCATCTTGAATAAAACTATTATCTGCCAGAGCATCAATTGTTTCTAATGTAAAATTTTCCATTACTATATAATCACTATTTTCATCTATTATTCTTTCACCATCCTCATCTAATAGAGCCCAATCAAATACATTTAATGATAGATTTTGTTGTATAGAATCTATTTCAGCTATGCCAGTATTAAATTTTTCACTAGAGTATTCAAAGAGCTCACAAGTAAGTTCCCATGTTTGTAATGCACCAAATTGATAAAACATTTCAAATTTATTAACAAACATAATTTTAAATAATTTATTACTTAATGGAAAATGTATTAAATCACCTTCATTAGGTCTAAGTAATGCACTATCCATACCAACTTCTTCATAGAATACTCTTTGTGCTATAGAAAATACTACTTGATCTCTAATTTCAAGACCAAATTTAGACATGAAATTACCATCACCAGCAAATCCATCTACAGATTTAATATATAATTCTACTGGATAAGCTCTATTATATTCAGATATATCATCAGCCCCGTAAATTTCATCTTTATTTTTAATAACTCTTGGAACATAATACATATCTTGTCCATAGATTTTTATAGATTCTATGATCAAATTCTCAATGAGAAGCTGTTCTTGACTATTCTGAAAGTTATTAAAATAAAAATTTGTAGCCATTATTAACCTTTTAATTAGCCTCTAGAAATTAAGTTAATTCTACCCGATCATATCTGTCACAGGCAAGCTATAACTGCTGATCATTTCTTTTTCTAATGCTTTTATTTCTTCATCGGCTTCATTATAAATTTGTTGGCCATTAAATTTAATACCACCAGGTAAAGTCATACCTTCAAATTTCTTTAAGTTTGTGCCCCATTGTTTTTTAATAAGAGCAGTTGTATATTGTAATAACCAACGATCACCCCATGCATCTGTATAAGTATCAGGATCTATAACTTCATAAGCCTCTACTATTAGATAATTACTAATATCAACTTTATCCCAATCCATATCAATGTATAATTTGTCAGTATGTCTATTATATCTTATTGGTTGTTTGCCTACTAATAACTGTTCCAACATTTGCAAATGCTGAAAAGCCATAAAATATGGTACCATTGATACAGATGTTAAAGTATAAAGATCATTAAGAGCTATTTGATATCTAATATTAAATAGATTGTTTGTATTAAGCGCACTACCAATATCAAATATATTAACAACTCCAATAATATTTTCAGGCAATGTAATATATTTATTTGTTTTATCATCAGATGTAACCTGATGCTTATAATATAACTTTTCTGAACCATCGAAATGATAGTCCCAAAAATATCTTAATGCTTGGTCTATACGATCCTCGACCTGATCATCATCTACATTGATTTCCAAGACTGGTTTACCAAGTGTACGGAGACAATATTCTTTAAATTGTGATCTGGATGCTGGTACTGCCATTTTAAACTCCAAAATATCTTTTAGGTATTTATAAATAAGTCAGAGTGACAATTATATTATGGAGAAAACATGAAAATTCTCAATTACATTAAGAACGAATTTCCTAATATTACCAATAAAAACTTTAAAAAGCTTCTTACTCAAGAATGGGTAGATGAAAACTTTATGTTTGTTATTCAAGCCTCAGATTATCAGACTCTTCAAGAGTTTTGTGAGGTAATGCATGTTAAATACATTTCTAGATACTTTTCTGGAGTTTGGAAACCTAAGCATTCTTATCCAGAATCAGGAAAATATTTGATCAAATTTGCAAACTCTAAGAAACCTAAATCAGTTCTTGACATTGGATGTGGTGATAATTATTATAAAAATAAAATTCAGAACCTAAAAGGTTTAGATCCTTATCATTCAGCTGCAGATATTAAGAAAACATTAGAAGAATATCAAGCAAAGAAGCCATATGACCAAGTTCTAGCTCTTGGAAGTTTGAATTTTGGAATAGATGAAAAGCATATTAAATCTATGTTTAAAAAAATTGTTGATATGACAAAACCTGGTGGATATATATATTTTAGATTTAATCCAGGAATTGATCACAAACCTATTCCAAAAGATAAAACTAGTTTTATGTTTATTGATTGGTTCCCGTGGACACAAAAACTAATATTTGATCTATTGAAAACACACGATTTAAAATTAATTAAATTTGCATTAGAAGAAAATCAACAAGGTGATGAGAGATACTTTTTAATTTTACAAAAAAAATTAATATAAAGTTTGATAAGAGTCCTTATGAGTTATGGAAAAATTTAAAAACATAAATAACTATTGAAAAGACTTATATGAAATCATATATAATATAATTTGGAGAAAAATAAAATGAGAATTAATGCTTTTGTAACATTTGACAATATATTTCAAGAATTAAATGATATTCTTGAACATCCAAGTGTTGCAAATAACAAAGAAGATCAGTCAAGATTTTTATTGCAAAATTTGCAAAATATTAATGTTTTTCATGGAAAACTATATAAATCTAGTGTAGAGAGTGGTGCTTTGTCTACATTAGTGCAACATATGTTTAATACTGATGAAAAAAACGAAGTTAATTTTGGTCTTAGAATAATGAATGAATTAGCACCAAATTTATCACTTATTAAAGCTTTTAATTCTAATCTTCCATCTGGCTCTAGATTTTATTTTATTAAGAAACAAAATTTAAATAGCATTGTTGAATACCATCAAAATTTTTATGATACGCTTACTGCATCTGCAACTCATACAGATCAAATGAGAAGAAAAATATTATTTTGTTCACCGACTGTCACTGTAACACATCAACAAATATCTGATGCAATTTATGAAACTGCAGATTATGTTGATGCTTATTTTTCAGCTTTAAATGCATCTTCAGTTGCAGAATTTAAACAATCTGATTATATTTCTGGTAGTTCTGAAACTAATACAGGTTTACTTTATAAGGTACATGTGATACCTTAATAGATTAATGTGGATTATATATTATGAGAGATGATCAACTTATATTTTTTATAGGTGCTCCAGGAAGTTCTTGGTCTAGAATAGCATCAATACTAGAATATTCACCAAAATTATTATTAAATCTCTCGGACCATTCACCTGAGAGAGAATATTATATTAAAAATAGTAAATCATGGTCACATCTGGTTAATCACCAAGGTTCTTATTTTGGAACTGGTATGGAATTTGGTTACAAATTTGAAGATCCAGAAAATCATTATAATAAAATTTCTTTTAAAAAAGAAATATTAAAAGCTTTTAAAGAATATGATGAATTTAAAAACTATTTAATTAAGAGCCATTCGCTAGCTTATAACCTAGATTGGCTTGTTAATAATTTTCCAAGTAGTAAAATTATTTTTGTAATTAAACAACCTATTGAAGAATGTGTTGAATGGTGGACTCAGGCCGGTGGGTATGATATAACATATCCAAAATATGATTGGTATAAAGATAAAGATATTTTAAAAGAATTCAATAAACAACAATACAATATTAAAAAATTTATTAATGAATGTGAATATCCTGTATATGCTCCGACTAATTCATTTTTTAAAAATAAACTAAATTATTTTATGAACACAATAATAGACGCAGCCACGCTTCCAGACTTGATACACATCTTGATTAAAGATGAAGATACCTTTAAAAAAATGAAAAAGGACTTCCCAAGTATTCTTGCCGATTTGACAAGTCTAAAAACAACTCCCAATTGTTCTTGCAGAGGCAAAATTGGGAGTTTCTTTACTGAAAAAATATCAAGCAATCAAGAAATCTTAGAAAAATATTACAAAGACAAAGATTCTGTAATAAAAGAAATAGAAGAAATAAAGAAAAAAAAATTAGAAAACATCATCTCTGGTAAAACATTCAAAGTTCCTGTTGGTGACGAAGAATGGAAAAAGTTTAGCAACTCAATACAAGGGAAGTCATTTAGATCATTTTCTGTTATCAGAGAATACGATTACTTATGGGTTTATTTCCTATGACAATTTTTATAATTTATCTCGTAGTGTGTCTAGGTGTTACATATTCTTGGTCGGACACAGAAATAAGTACTCCTTTTAGAAACTTTGTGGCAAATATTCCTTATATTAGAAACGCTTTGCTCTGCCACGAATGTAGTAGTTTTTGGTTCTCTTTAGCTGTTTCCTTTCTAATTAATCCTTGTGAAGATCTAACCTATGATTTCGCAAGCAATGTCTTGTCTGCTTTTTGTGGTTTTTTTATAAACCTTTTATTTGTTCGTAATAAATTCGTTTCTTTTAAAGAATGATTAAATGTTATTAAGATGGTATACATCCAACCGCTTTAAGGGTGCCACATTCGCAAGGTTGGCCAGCAAATGATTCACAAACACAACCAGCAGTACAAGGGAAAACCTCAGTAGGAGATGACCAAGTACAACTTGGTTCCAGACAATAAGAATTACATTGATTTCCTCCAGTGCATTACACTGGGCAAGGTCCTTCACTCCATGTGGTGTAAGATCCAACGGTCGGACTTTCAATATCGGCACAAGGTGTAAGCGGAACTCCAGCTATTGGGTGAGTGCAATTTGCTGACGAATCAGTCTCTGAAACAAGAACATAAGTATCATTACCATCGCACTCATATCG